GAAGAATAAGCCCGATCAACGGGAGTGAGGGACGCTCCCGGGTCACCTAGGTAGAAGCCCAAGCAGCAGAACGGCTGGAACAGTTACCATATTACCAAGATGAAATACCCTCCACCCGGACCGCTTAGGTGTGGGATTAAATCGAAGGAGCCTTGGTAACCTTAGGCGTAGTGACCTTCTCGTCTCCTCCGGCGTACCGGAGCCACGACTTTAAATTAATCCGTGCGTGCTCGGTTTAGCGACATGAGCTGGTCGCTGCTACAGGATTTACTGCCGCCATTTCGGTGGAATCGATTCTGCATGCTTTCCAAAGTCTTTCAATTGGTCAAAGTCCCAATGGCTGGCAACAAAGCGTTGAATCTCGTCGTCGGTCGCAGTCCATCCCAACTTAGATAATAGAAGACGCTCTTCCTCGGGCGTCGTAAGCTTGGCCTGAATCGTCGCTACGATGTCACTGGCAAGGATCTCCTTCTTCATGTCGTTGCTAATCGGGTCCTCCACCAGCGCACCTAGCTTCCACGCCACCTCCCTGTCTAGGCGCACGTCAAGCTTCGCCACGTTCACACTCGCGGCGTACTCTATCATCTTTCTTGCGAAAGTCGGGACCTTAGCCGCGAAGGAGTTGGCGTACGCTAAGGCTTTGGAAGCGGCAATGTTCCGCAGCGTATCGAGGTCGTCCTCTTTAGCCGCCTTAACGGCCGCGACGGAACACGACAGGCCGCTGTTCCTGATCGCCCGTGGGAGGTCGGGCGACCAGTCGAGTGTTGGCCCCCGCTCATCACAGTGGATCCAACACCCGCAAAATTCCGCCTTGTCGCCGGCTTTACGTAGCTTGAGCTTCATGACAAAGCCGGCGCGCAACCAAAAGTCAAGGATGCGCTTCTCGAGGGCCGGGGTCAGCCCCGACATATTGACGAGTGAATCGTCGCCCTCGAAGGCGTATGCTATCCAGCTCTTCTTGCCAACGACGTTCTTAACGAAGCGGCATGCAGGGTCGAGCAACTGCTGTGGCTCGGCCGCCACGGCGCAGGACCACATCGTAAAATTCACGAGCCAGTTGAGGACCGAAGTCCCCCTGTGTCCGCTGCGCCGAATCGCTGGAATTACCAGCCTTAGCGGAGGAGCGTTTGTCCCCTTGCGTGGATGCTTATGTAGCTCCACTGTGTCCGCGCAGCAGGCCATGTAATGCTCGCGGTGCCACACCTCGGGGAAAATGCCGCACACGGCAGCAATGCGCTCCGAAACACGCTTCACAACAGGGCATTCCACCCTATTGCGTATCTTGTCGCGGCAGGTCGCGTCCCAAGAAGACCCGTCTCCTTCGACCGTCGTGAACTCGTGACGAGCGGCCGCATTAACCGACGCCCGAGTGGAGGCTACCACGCGGTCTATCGCCAGGTCCTTGGACGCGTGCTTGATGCTGCGCGACTCGTACGCATTGAACAACACGTGCTCAATGCAGGCGATCGTCATGACCGACATTATTTGGCCAAGGTCGCCATCAGCGATCAACAATCGCGGCGCTTTACCGTCTGGCATCGCCTCTGCTTTGATGCTCGCCTTGTACGTAATGCCTGGTAGGTACTGAGCATACAGCCTGTTGATCGCTGCCTCAAAGCGTGCTTCCGACCACTGACCGGAGCGCAGTTCATACAGATCCATCTGGCGTAGCCAGTCATCTATCATATCGTTCGTGAACAGCGCCCCGACAGTCTTCGGCATCTTGCCTCCAACATTGTAGCCCCAAATGAGGCCCTCAATGAATTTGTCGATCTTCGCCACCTCCCCCTTCTCAAGCTTGAACGGACGCTCGTTCTTGATCAGTCGTCCGTTGACTGCGTCGACAACGTTCTCCACAGTGTCACAATCCACACGAGGCGAGTGAGTGGACGGAAGGACAAGGGCGCCCCTGACAACCCTGTTGTGCGGATCATCAGTCTCCTTCGGGGCGTTGGTGTCCAGCTGCGCCACCTGGCCACGGGACTCGCAACCGTAGACACGGTGACACTGTGGGTCATCGCTTACACGTGGCAGGCTCGTCGCTGTACGCTCTGAAGGCGTCTCGCGATCATGATTGGCCTGCCCCTCCTCGTCGTGTTGCACTGGAGTCTCGACATCCACCTTGGGCTCTTGAGCCGGTGGAGCTCTCGGGGAATCACCCAACATCACCTTGCGCGCGGGAAGCACCCGCGTCTTGTAGGCGTACGGCTTAACGGGCCGCCTCGCGTAGAGGCAGCCAACTGCCGCAATCAGATGAAGGTAGCGGCTGCAGCGCCAAACTTTCATGCGCAGCGATTTCCGCTTTGTCCATGTCAAGTAGGCCCATAGGCCTATGTTGATCAATGACAATGACTCCGCGACTCCCTTGGTGCATGGGGGCTCCTTTTCTTCTGACAGTAGGGCCCAAGCGTAAGGCAGGACCTCACGCATTGCCACACACACCCACGGGTCGTGATCTTTCATGAAGATCTTATCCAACTCCATGGTGAAACGGTACGACACGACACCCGGCCGAGCAGTGTCGACAGAGTTGAGGATACATCCCTGTAGCTGGCGGAACTCGGCGGTCGTAAGACGCACCTCGTAGTGCTTGGGAAGATTAAAGCAAATCCTGTGCCAGAAATTCCCTGGAACGACAACGGTGATGATCACACCCCCTTCGTCGATGTTCCGCCCTGCTGCGATATCCCACAAGAACTCGTCCGTAGAGAGAACCGGGGCACGCAGCGCCGTCAAATCGCGATTGTATGCGTTGGACGGCATACCTGTAGCCAAGTGTAGGTCACCCCGCTCCGGGATTCTGGAACGGTTTCGGACAGTGCGCGCTGCTTGAGTGCGTG